CTATCATATAACCTAAAGCATCGTTAAGATGGTCAAAACCTGACTCCTTATCAGGAATATTAGTATCTTCTCGATAAGTCTGTCGTTGTAATCCTTTTATAATAAATTTACAAGAATTGGAAACAAAAATATGTCTATTACCTTTACTATCTTTAAGTTTTGAATTAACTGCATTGATTCTATCTCTTACTGCTGGATGTCTGCTTTTAACTTTAATTGTAAAACCAGCATTTTGTAAAATAGATAAATCTGTTCTTCCACCAGCAGATGTCTTTCTTTGCTTACAAGCTGGGTCAGGAAATATAGTTATTGGTATTTTATATCCATATCTATTTCTTATTTCTTCGCACATTTCATCAGTATTTGAGCCATAAATAACTATCTCATCTACAATATAAATCTTATCTTTTTCTATTTGACCAACACAAGCTGACATTGGCGAGGTATTAAAATCCATCCCAATAAAAAAAGGTTTATTATAATCGACAGGTTTATTAACTACTGAGTCTATTGGATGAAAATTATAATATATTGCTCCAGCATAATTCTCGAAAGTACCCTCAAACTCTTGTCTAAATGTTCTTTGATCTAAGTCTGATCTAGCTTGATTAAGTTCTTTCTCAGATACCATACCACCCTGTAAAGTAGTATATTGAAAACTATCCCACTCAGGGTCGGTCTTACCTTTAACAAACATCTCGTATGACCAGTTTCCATAACCTTTAGGTGTTCCACACATAAGCACACTACCAAGTGTATCTGATATAGATGCTCTTAATACTTCAAACCAAGTTCTTTTATCTATGTCAGCAAACTCATCTAATATTAAAAAGTTTAAACCTGTACCTCTAAGAGTATCAGGCATATCAGCAGACTTTAGTGATATTGTACTATTTGTTTTTCTAATGGTTATTGTAAGTGTGGTTTCGTTAATATCTTCAATCCAATTAAACTGATTAAGAACTTCTTTTAACTGACTCCAGCAAATATCTTTAGCCATCTTTAGTGTTGGTGCTACATACCATATTCTTTGATTTGGCTGAGACGCATATTTCATCATCTCAGTTATAGCAAGATATGTCTTACCAAATCTTCTACCGGATATTAATACTCGAAACCTTTTCTTCGATTGGCTTATTTGATGCTGGGGTTTTGTGAGTAGAATCTTCATAGCAATCAAACTTTATATATATCTTATGTGCATTTACTTCTTTTCTTCCAAGTTCCTCAGTTTTCTCAATAGCTTTTGTATAGCCATCTATCATACATGAATATACATCATCATACTTTTCTTTAAATACAAAAGGGTCGAGACACATATTCTGCCAACCTGAACACATAACAACAACTAAAATCCATTTCATCTACTTCTTCTTTTTGTAATATTTTCTGTGTACCTGAACTCTCCATGTCCAATGGAATATTGCTCTTGATACCTTTTCTAGTTTTTTTAACACCCAATCTATCATTGTTAAAACTCATAAATTATTTTAATTTTTCTATCCTTAGTATTTTGTTATCTGCATCTAACTCAGCTTTTACTTTAGAACACATATAAACTGCGTTGCTGTTCCTAGTTGCTATTCTTTTCTTTTCTAAACATTTGCTTATGCTTGGAGTCCAAGTCATCTCAACAAGTTTTTGATCTACACCTACAAACATCAATAAAGCTATAATTGTTTCCATTAGTGACTACCATTTCTTAATTTTTCTATTTGTTTATTTATATTATCTACTTGCTCTTTTAAATGATCTATATTGACTTTGTTGTATCTACTAGCTTCTATTTCTTTTTCAATAGATTCTATTTGAGATGCTAAATGTTCTATAAGCATATACATTTCTAAGTTCTTTGGCTCTTGCTGTGCCTTTTTCAAAAGATCACTTTCCATCAAAGTATCTGCTGTCTCTAATGCTCCAATCCTACCTGTAAGATTTGCATAGCCAAATACTGCTCCACTTACGACAAGAATTATCCCAATTAAATTAGCGAGTGGTAGCTGTAACTTAGACTCTGAACTAACTTTAATTGTATCGTCTTTTTTGCTCATATCTTAAATCCTTTTCGCCAACTCTTTACTGCCCAAAAGACAGGTTGTAGGTTTAGCTGTTTTCCTGATCGTTTAGCTTTAGCTAAAATAGGTGCAAACCTTTTCATAAACGATCTCTGCCTACTCGGTATGTTCTTTTTGATTGATAACCTTTTCGAGCCAAATCTTACTATTTGTACTCTGCCTGTTTTTCTGTTTCTTACATATACTCCAAACTTCTTTGAAGCAGATGGTGTTCTAAAAGGTTTATTAAGTTTTCTTTTTCCATGAATAGACATAATTTGTAAATAACACTAATCATCTACAAATGCACCCAAAAAGATAACCACTACCATCATTCATTACATGAAGATTAATACTATCTACATATCCGGTAAGTTTAAGTCTTAAAATATCACAGATGTCAGAACAAGTAGCTTCACTAATAATTTCTATGCCTTTAAGAATTTCTTTTGTTACAGGAACTAACTGATACAAGCCATCATTTAAAATTATAAGTTCCATTATCTTCTAAAATGTCTTTTTCTCCATTTGTTACAAACATAAGTATCTCTGACTCCTTTACAGCGATACAGCCCACAAAACATAAATTTTTGGCTAAACAAACCACAATTCCCACAGCTACCTCTACCGGTTGATGGTCTATAATCTTGTGGCAATCTAAAATCAATTATCTCTCCATTTGCATAGAAGTTAGATCGTTTATTCATCTGCCCTGTCCTCTGTATCTAAGCTGTTTTCTGCTTCTACCTTTTCTTTTATGCTTGTTCATTGAATTTACTTTTTTTGGATTTTTACCAATAGATGTGCCTTTAAACTTTTTCTCATAGACAACTACTTGTCCATATACATTACCTTTTTTCTTTGCCATTTAAGTCTTTAACTTCTTCAGCTTTAGCTTCTATAATTAATGGTAAAGGCTCAGTAGTATTTGTAGTGTGAACTTTATCTACCATGTTCAAGTAATTTTTAGATAGCCATATCAAAAGTTTATCGTTACCTTTCATGGCTTTTTCGTACATTTTTTTTCTTAAACTAGCTTTACCTTTGTTTTTATTAACCTCTAATAAATCGGCAAATCTTCTCTGTAATGTCCTAGCTGATATTCCTACAATGCTACCTATTTCTTCTTGTGTGCATCCTATTTGACTTAAATTTGCTAGTATTTTTTCATCAATAGCTTTATGTGGTCTGCCTATTTGTTTCTTTTTTTCTGCCTTATTTATGTCGCTTTTCATTAGTGATTCTTATACCTCATTTCCCCAACAATCCCAACCCTCAACTCGTTGTCTAGCAAACAACTCAATTCTAGGTAAATCTCCACACAATTCTACAATTCTTGATCTTGCTGTATCAGGTTTTCTACTATGTTCTCTTAAAGGCTCATAAATTACTTGATGAACTGATTTTGAAACTCTTTTTGGTTTTCCTTTAGTAGCAAGTAAGCAAATTTCATTATTTGCTCTTGTCCAATATCCTAAACCCCAAAATAAGCTATCTGATTTTTTATTTTTTTTAATCCAACTAAAAGCACAAGTTTTATATTCAAATCCCCACTTTTCTATTGTTTTTATACAATCTAATAATTTAGGATAAGTAACCCATAAAAATAAAACACAATTATCATCTGCAATTTCATTTACAGGTAAATCCCATATTTCTTGCATTGACATAGTTTTATATTTTGAAGTGACATTTCTATTTCCACCCTCTCCCCATGTTTGATAATGCCATGCTGGGTCTGAGTAAATAATATTATATTTTTTTTTAGGAAATGGTATCAAATTTCTATCTTTCTTAATTCCTTAATACATCCTATTGGAAATACATTTCTGTCGGAAAAGCTTTCTTCATTATCATCATAACTTGCAAATGTTTTAAGATGCTTCTTATCTTTTGAATAAACATATCCTGTTGTTGTCATTAATGCTGGTTTCATAGTATCAAACTCTTTAGATGTAGCATGACCTGAATCTCCTAAAATATCCCACCACTTAATCTCGTAAAAGTAGAACTTTTTTTTGTTTATTGAAATGTGTTTGAATTTTGACTTTTTTTTTACCATCTAATGTTTTCTATGTATGTTTGATTCTACTATTGCTCTATAATATTCAAGCTGGGTTTTCAGCATTTTATTTTCTAATGACAGCTTTATCAATCTTTTTCTAGCATATCGGAATATTCTAAGTATTGCTTTCATCGTATGGTTTTATAGCTTCTTTTTTAAACTTGTGTCTTTGGTACTTTTTACCATTTTTTTCAAGAATTGTGTAATGACCCCACTCTCCTATGGTTTTATACCCATTATTCACATTCTTGCTTGACCCTATACTAATATTGGTATTAGTATTATATGTATTAGTATCAGGCGATAGCTGGTGTTCAGGTGGTTGCACATTCTCTAGGTACTGATATTTGTCATAATTTAAGCACTCAATTATACTTACTTTTCTGCTGGGGTGGTTGCTGGTGGGTGTAAGGTGGTGTATTCTTACATTAATCATCTTCCTGTTCTTTAATCTTTTAATGAAAGTTCGCATTTCAGAATAAGTGATACCCCATATCTCAGCATTTTTCCTGAGTGGGAAAATCAACTCAGCTTTTTTGATAAATATTTTGTTATCTAAAAAGTTCAGGGTCTTATCCTTATAAGTTGCCTGACTAATCATATATATCCATATTGCACATTGTTTTAAATTTTTAAATACAGGAGATTTCCAAATCTTTCTCCATACTAAAAAATATCCACTATTGCGTTCCATTCCTCTATCCTCTCTCTCAGTTTTTTTTCTAAATATTCTTCAGTACCATATCTTTCGATAAAAGCTTTTTTACCTAAATGTACTGAAATTTTACCTGTCCTATGGTGGACACTACATAATGGCAGAATCCTCGTGTGCGAGGGTCTTAGACCCATTCCTGTATGCTTTCTGATGTGATGTATCTCTGCTGGTTTAACTACACCATCAATTTGACAAGCTATACATCCATAGTCAGCTACTTGTTGCATCCACTTTCTCTCTGCTATTGTTGGTCTTTTTTTTGCCATATTATAGCTGTTTTACCATAAGGTGTTTGTTTTCTTTTACCACTATCTTCTATTAATCCAAGAAGCTGTAACTCTCTGCATCTTGCACAAACACTTGATAATGGCATCTGCAACTCATCAGATATTTCATAATTTGTTGAAGCCTGAGTCTTAACATACTCATAAACTTGTTCTCTTTTTGTCAGTTTATCTTTTTTATTAACCCAAGCTGATTTACTTGTATCTGTAAAATTATGTGCTGGATATTCCAACTCTAATTGTTTCATTTTCTCCCCTTTTTTATAACTCTACTTGCTACTCTATCAATAGGTTGTTGATAATGTACTTCTCTTGTTTTAGAAATTGTTTTTATACCTGTTGATACACTTGGTATTGCACAAATTCTTTGATCTTCTTTTTCTTTTAATACTGCTCCTAATTGCATAATTACTTCAACATCTATCTCTTTTAATTTTTTCTTAAAAAATTTGATTTTATCTGCATTATATTGTTGATTTGCATATATCATCCTATTTAATTTTTTTATTAAAAGTTCTCTTGGTAAATGCTGATTTGCAATAATGAAATTAACAGCTTTAAGTAATCCAACATTTTCTCCTTTTGCATACCAAATAAATTTATTGCAATTTATAAAATGTTTAGTTTTTCCATCTCCCTTTATCATAACAATATTGCTCCTATTACAAAGCCAAGTATGAAGCCAACAATATATTCTCTGTTATAAAGTGACCACACACTCAGCTTTTCTTTCAGTTTATTAAAATGGTGGTAAATCATCATCAAAAGATTCTTCAGCTTTTGCTACTTGTTGCATTGGCTGTTGAATTGCTTGTGCGATTGGTTTCATACCATCCACATTAGGTTGAGGTTTAAAAGGCTTAATCATAATAAAACTTAAAACCATTTTAGAGTCTCCTTGATCGTATTTATTTGGAGATTCATTGACTTCAGTTTTAGCATACCATTTGCCTGTATAACCTTGTCTTACAAAGTTTTGTACTCCCTCTGTGCTGTACCATTCATTTATCTGTGATAGCTTATATTTTTTCTTGGTTAAGCTACAAGTAAATAAACTTTTAGCATCAGCTTTGTACTCAAACTTAGGTGCTTTTTTACCTGTACTTCTTAAATACATTGTTAAAGCACAAAAGGGTGGTCGTTGTTGTTGTTGGTACGACATTAGTTGCTCCTCTGTTTATTGTATTCCAAGTTTCTTTGCTTAAAATCTTCTTCTAAGCTATTCAGATATTTACAAGCTTTGAAGCCTTTTAAGTATTTAGGCTTAATTTGAAATATCCTCATTTCAACATCCTTAACAGGGTCTTTTGGAATATTTATAACTGCTAAGAACTCCACCTTATGATCAGTTGAATCTTCAACTAATTTTTTATAGGTGTGTACTTGTATTGGCATATCAGGGTAGAAGTCCTTAGATGTTTTAAAATCTAAGATACCTGTCTTACCTTTATACTTAACTAAAGCATCTAATGTGCCACAAACATCAAGTTCTTTTGAGTAATAAGTTCTCTCAGTACCAATGACTTTGATTTTCTTACTATCCCAAAACTTTTTGAACTTACTGAACATTAATTTAAGTGGCTCTGAAGCTGGTGTAACAACTTCTTTACCATTAATATAATCTTCAGCCAAAGAGTGCATATTCGTTCCAATGTGCATAGCATTTTCTTTGATTTGCTTTACCCTATATCTAAGATCATCTAATAACTTTTGAGTCTCATCAATAGGTTTCTTATTGTACTTTTGAAGCTGTTGTAATGCTTCATAAACACAATTCTCACTCCAATACATTAACGCACCTTTACCAAATCTTTCGCCAATGATTGTAGTTACACCTTTTTTCTTGAGTCCATTTACTTTGTATCTTGAACCTCTTGCTTTACTATCGAACTCAATTTGGTTTCCATGTTTATCTTTAGTCTTGATTGTCATGCTCCCTCACTTTCCATGTTATGTTTTTATTTAAGAACTTATGCCCATTATCTATTAATGGTTTTACAAAGTAGTTTCTATCGCATTTAAGAAACTCAGCTAACTTTAACTCATTCATAATACTTACAGCATTTACACCTTTCTCGTATTTTTGAATCTGTTGGAAAGTTACTGAGATAGCTTTTGCAACTCTTGTCTGAGTATAACCACGCATAAGTCTCATCTTTCTTAATTGCAGACCATAAATCTTTTTCAAAACTTTTTCGTTTTGATCTGTTGATACACCATACAAATTTAAACTATGTGGTATCAAATGACTTATTTCTGCGATCTTATCTTCATTTTTTAGGTACATAAAATGACCATTCCTTTCTTTCTCTCTCTGTCAATCTATTGAACTGCCCTTGCCAACAAGTCCGACAGAGTAGTGACTCGTTGAAAAGGGTGCTTCCTACAAACCATGCTAATTTATCTTCTTTTTCACTAAAGCATTTAGCACAGATGAAAGCTAATTTTTTTACTTTCACAAAAGGCATAATTACTTCATTAAAGTAGTATAACTTGATGAAGCTGTTGTTACACCTGTTCCTGTTGTATTAGTTGTAGCAACACCATTGTTTCCATAAGGAATATACCTTACTTCATCTTTTGGTGTTTTTTCATGCAAAGCAACAAGTTTTTCAAGAAGATGCACTTTACTTCTTAGTGTATAGCTTTCTTCCTCTCTCAATTTTGTTCTTAATTTTTCGTTTTCTTTTTCTAAATCAGAACAATTTGATCTCCAAACATTGTTTTGTTCATTAGCAAAATCTAAATCACTTTGAAGTTTTGTAGATTTTGTTTTTAGCTTTTCGTACTCATTAGCAAGTTCGCCTTTTGTTAATTTGCTCCACAAGTACCATTTTGTTTTTTTCTTTTTCATTTTCCTCTCCTATTTTAACAAAGAATGACCACGACCATTTAAACAAGTCTTTACCATGTGCTTGTATTGAGTCTCAGCCTTTGGGCTAAGAATCCAATGGTTTATGTTGCCAAAAAATGTTGTGTTTGTTTTTGCTAATTCCTGACAAAGTATAATATCATCAGAAATTCTTTCTGCTCTTGACTCATCAAATGTTCCTGATCTTCCAACCGAGTCTATGACAGGGCTGTATTTCGAACAGGCATTTAAAAGAGTGCAAACGAGTATTGTCGTTAAGTACATTTTTTTCATAACTATGTGTCCTCTCTTTTTACACTATGGCTGGATGGTACTTGATGTTGTGTATCTTCCAAGCCAAGTTTTGTTTGTTTGACCTCAACTTCTTTAGCTTTTTCAACAAGTCTTGTTCTCTCACTATTGCCTTGTCGTACTTTGCCTGAAGCTTCGGTAATGCTTTTTCCATTATAAGCTTCTCCTATAAAGTTACTAACCTCTGTCACAGGTGTCTTGGGGTGGAAAACCACCCCAAAATCTTTATTTAATTGTTCTAACAAATTAAATGACTTATTTCTAGTCTTAATTGATAAGATCAATTTTGACTTATTTCTACCTTGAATAGTCATATAAATCCAACCTTATCTTTGATTTGTTAGCAGTACCATGATTGTAGATTCTCTCTATATTGACTATAAAGTCGTTTCTACTACCCTGATTCTTCAGCTTAGACGAGTTGTTAGATAACCTTTTGATAAATATTTTAAAGTTGAAAGTTTTATCTTTCATAGCACTTAACATAGCTTTTACAAAAGTTACCTTTTTGTAATATTGAAAATACTCGCCACAAGCATTTATCTGTTTAGCCCAAGTTTTACCTTGTTCTAAATTATCTATTACAAAGTCTCCTCGTTTAAACTCTTTTGTAATAGTGGTGTTACAATAGCCCTTACCATTTAGCATCGCAATACACTCTGCAATTCCAAACTCATAAGTTCTATGAAACCACTCCAAAAGTTGATAGTCCTTTTTACCAAGTTTGCAGTAAGACATTAAGTATTCTGAAAGAGTCCA